GGCCCGCCATGGCAGTGGAAAAACACCAATGTCGCCGACATCATCACAGCCCTTGCCGATCCGTTCCAGATCACTGTCGTCATCGATGCCGACCTCGGCGCGCCGATGGATTTCACCATCCAGCAGGGCGAAGCCTGCTACGAGGCGATCGACCGCATCTGCCGGCTGCGCCAGGTGCTGTCCTATGAGCAGCCGGACGGCTCGCTGCTGATCACGCGGGTTTCCGACGCGGTCTGTCCATCGAAGCTGGTCCTGGGCAACAGCATCTGGCGGGCGAGTTCGACGCTCGACGACCGCGACCGGTTTTCCCACTACATCGTCAAGGGCCAGCAGAAGGCCAGCGACAGCACCAGCCCGAAACAGGCGGCAGAGAGCATCGGCACCGTCACCGATCCGTCGATGCGGCGCTATCGACCGAAGCTGATGGTGCAGAGCGCCAACACCGACAACGGTGCCGCGCTGGATCGCGCCAAGTGGGAAAAGCAGCAGCGATGGGGCAACGCGCGAACGGCGGAAATCACCGTCGCCGGACTGTTGCAGTCAAACGGCGAGCCCTGGCCGATCAACCAGCTGTGCGACATCGAAGACGCCTGGCTCGGCCTCGATCGGCGGCTCGCCATCACCAAGACAGTGCTGTTCGTCGGCAATGAGGGCATTCAAACGACATTGACCCTGCAGCCGCCCGAGGCGCTGACACCGGAGCCACCGAGCAACGAGCCGAGCGCGAAAGCCAAGGGCGACGGCGCCGGCGGGCCGGATTTCTGGACGCAGGCCGAGTCGCATGTCAAAGCCGGTGAAGAGCGGCGGCTTCGGTCGAAGCAATGAGCGGCAGTCTGCCTCCATCCCGCGTCTGGGCGCCGATCCCGAATTGCCCCACGGCGTTCGTGCCGTTTGCAACGTTCGGCTGTCGGCTGTGGACCGGAGCGGGCCCACAACTTGTTTCCCGTGAAACATCTGGCAGTGATTCTGGCTTTGTTCCGCCGAAGCGGGTCAGCTACATCCGTCGCCGAGGGCGGCTGATCGTGCGGTCATGAGTTATCTCGCCGACCGCGAACTGGCGACGCTGAACCGCCGCCTCGACATGGCGATCGCGCGCGGCACCTTGACCACGACGAGCGATGGCAGCGGCGTGCAGACCGCGCAGGTCTCGCTGATGTCCGATGAAGTGCTCGATGGCGTCGAACGGTTCCAGTCCTACGGCCTCTCCGCGGTGCCGCCGGACGGCAGCGAAGTGCTGGTGATCTGCTTGCAGTGCAATCGCGACCAGCCGCACATTATCGCGGTCAACCATCGCGGGTCGCGGCCGAAGGGTCTGAAGCCAGGCGAAGTCGTGCTCTACAACGACCACGACTGCTATGTCGCGCTGAGCCTCGACGGCGATGTGTTCATCACGGGCGCGCGCCATGTCGCGATCGAGAGCGTGGAAAATCTCGAGATCACAGCGGGCGAAAATCTCACCATCAGCGCCGGCCAGGCGATGACCATCAGCGCCGGCCAGAGCATCGCGATGACCGCGCCGCTCGTCACCATCAACGGCGTCCAGGTGCCCTGATGGTCGATATCGCCCTGGGCTGGTCGAACGATCTGTGGCGCGGCGACTGGATGTTGGCCGAGGACGGCACGCTGGAGACCGGCGCCGATATGGAAACCGCCGTCCTGCTCAGCCTGTTCACCGACCGCACCGCGTTGCCCGACGACGTCATACCCGACAAGGGCACAATCCGCGGCTGGTGGGCCGACAGCTTTCGGCCCTACCCGCTCGGCTCGCGACTGTGGCTGCTGTGGCGCGAGAAGCAGACCGAGACCACCAGGCGCCGCGCGGCGGAATACTCGCGCGAATGCCTGCAATGGATGATCGACTGCGGCGCGGCGCGCGCGGTCAACACCGAGGCCGCCTGGATCGCGCGCGGCATGCTGCAGGTGGAGATCGCGATTGACCCGCCCGCCGGCGAGCGGCGACTGTGGAAATTCGTCATGGCATGGTCACAGATCGGCGTGCAGTCATGAGCGGCACAACATCGGCGAATGGCTTCCAGCGCCGCACCCTGCAGGAGCTCATCACGCAGGCGCAGACCGACATCGAGGCCAATCTGCCCGGCGCGTTCGCGCGACTGCCGCAGAGCAACCTCGATGCGCTGTCCTGCATGTCGGCCGGCATGGCCGACGAGCAGCTGGAGTCGATCGACTACTATGCCAAGCAGATCCACGTCACCACGGCGACTGGCGTCTGGCTGAGTAGGCACGGCTCTGAGTGGGGCGTCTTCCGCAAGGAGGCGACACGCGCCACTGGCACGCTGCGCATTGCGGTCGCCGCCAACACCACGGTTCCCGCTGGCAGCCTGTTCCAGACCGCGGCACGGATCCGCGTGCGGACAACTGCGGTCGGATCATCGGTGCCGGCTGGCACTGTCGATATCGCGACCGAGGCCATCGAGACCGGGCCGAGCGGCAATCTGGCGACTGGCACAGAACTGGACACCGTCAATCCGGTCGCCGGTGTCACCGGTGCCGTGGTGGCGATTCCTGGCTTTGCCGGCGGCAATCCGCGCGAGGGCATCGAGGCCTATCGCGGCCGCATCCTGAGCCGCATCCAGAAACCGCCGCAGGGCGGCGCGCAACATGACTACGAGGCATGGATGCTGGCCTATCCCGGCTGCACGCGCGCCTGGTGCTCGCCTCGCGAACAGGGCAGCGGCACGGTCGTCAACCGCTTCGCGATGGACGGCACCTATCAAGGCGGCATACCGACCGCGGCCGAGGTCGCGCGGATGACGCAATGGCTCGATGAGCGACGGCCGGTCACCGCCGAGGTCTTCGTCTATGCGCCGACGCCGCGCGCGATCGACGTCACGGTGCGCGACCTGGTGCCCAACACACCGGCGGTGCAACAGGCGGTGTTGGATGAACTCAACGACATGCTGCTGCGCGAGGGCGCGCCCGGCGAGGTCATGCATCGCTCATGGTTTTGGGAAGCGGTTTCAGTCGCGGCCGGCGAGCGCAGCCACACGATCGACGCGCCCGCGACTGATGTTCAGCTGCTGGGCGGCGAACTTCCCGTGCTCGGCACGCTCGATTTCGTGCAGACGCCATGAGCGAGACCGTCGCCCACGATCCCGCCGCGCTCGATCTGTCCTGGGACGACTTGCACCAGGGCGCCATGAAGCTGCTGCCGACCGGGCCGGTGTGGCCGCGCGATCCCGACGGCGTGCTGTCGCTCATCGTGCGCGGCCTGACCGGTGTCCACTGGCAAGCCTGGCGCCGCGTCGGCGATCTACTGAACGAGGCTGATCCGCGCTCCTGCTACGAAACCGTCCGGATGTGGGAGATCGACTGCGGGCTGCCTGATCCATGCGTCGATCCGCCGCCGAGCTCGATCGACGGCCGCCGCGCTGCCATTCTCGCGCGTCGCCGTGAGGGCGGCACGACCACGCCGATGGACTTCCACGCGCTTGCCGATGGCCTCGGCTACACCATCGAGATTACGGAATTTCGCCCGTTCCGCACCTATTCGACGTGCAACAGCTTTCTCAACACCGAGAGCGGCGGATGGCCGCATGCCTGGATGGTCAATGTCGTCAGCGCCGATCGCGCGGTGCGCTACATGACCGCCAATTCGGGCTGCACGGAATTTCTGCGCGAGACCCAGCGCGGCGATCTGGAGTGCATATTCGAGCGCATCAAGCCGGCACAGACCCACATCATCTGGGCCTACTCCGGCAGTGCCCCACCGCTGCCACTTCCGCCATGACACATGCCGACCAGACCGCCTTTCGATCCTGTGCGCGCGGCGATGTATCTGCTCGCGGTGCTGATCTGCACGCCGTCACTGCTGGTGCTGATGACAACGCTTCGCTGCGCGATCGTTGTGATCCCCGAGTGCTTCAATCGGCCATGGGTCGGGATCTACCGCGACTGGCTCAGCGAGACAGTGCCCGTGCTCGTCGCCATCATCATGGCGGGCCGCTTGCCACCTTCGCCGCCACCGCCGCCGCCGGCACCTCCGCCGCCGCCCAATAGCGAGTAAAGCCATGCAACGCATCACCACGGCGACCCGCTTCATCGACAAGTTCGGTACCGGCAAGGACGGCTTCAACGATGGCAACGACACGACCGGTGTGTCATCGACGCAGCTTGAGGCGAACTGGTTTGATAACGCGCAGGAGGAGATCGCCAACGCGATCGAGCTTGCGGGCATTCCGCTCGATCCAACCGACATGACGCAACTCTGGCAGGCGATCAACGCCGTCGCTACTGGGGCCACCGCGGGCTACGTGCTGAAGGCCGGCGACGTCATGAGCGGGCCGGGCAATCTGACCGTCAACGGTCTATTCGCAGCGGGCGCCACCATCGGCACCTATCCGGCGATCACAGTCAGTGCGTCCGGCAATGTATTAATGAACGCTCCAGAGCCAACTGGACCTTTCCCATTTCCGTTATTGTTCGCACCCTTTTCATCGTCACAAATACACAGCCTTAATTCCTACACCGTAGGCAGCGGCACGTATCGATATTGGACTGGCGACCCGATCATGTCATTCGGATATGATGCTGCCAATTTAGAATATCAGTTTACCACGAGTGATGCGGGCGCTCCCGGTGCAATTGTGACTAATCTTTCCACCGTCTTGAGTTTTCGAATGGACTCCCGGAATGTCCGCGTCTTCAACCAACTAGAGATTTTCGGCAGCGGCGTCATCTACAACAACTTTAGCCCATTTCCCATTGGGTTGGCTTGGACGGGAACCGGCCTGGACCTTTACGTTGACGGCGCCAGACAGGGGTCCTTTATGCTGGGTGCCGTCGCCGATGACGCTGATCTCCCGCGGGCTATTCAGCTACTGGCTGATAGGGTGAAGGCGCTCGAAGGCTCAGCGACCCCGCACGCATAACCAACCCCCGCGAAAGGAGAGCATTCATGCGCGATGACAATGGACCGATACCGCAAGAGATCAGCATGTCCGATCCCGTGCCGATTACACTGACGATAGGCCAATGGAACCTGGTCCTGCAGCTCATTGCCAAGGGGACATGGGACGTCGCCGATCCGCTGATGCGCAGCGTGCGCGGCCAGATCGGCAAGGCTATCGCTGCGCGCCCGATGCCGCAGCAACTTGGGCCAGAATGAGCCGCAACAGCCGTGTTCCCCTGTTTCGGGCGCCATGGATACCATCGCGGGCGGTACAGCTTGCTGCCTTCAGAGAATCGCAGGAGCGGGCCCATCCTCGTCCGCCAGCAGCCGCACGCGGCTATGGTGCTGACTGGCGTGAGCTGCGCGACCAGGTGCTCGCCGCTGAGCCGATGTGCCGCGAGTGCGCGCGCCGGGGCATAGAGACCGCGGCAAAGATGGTGGATCACATCGAATCAATCCGCTTGGCGCCCGAGCGCAGGCTTGATCCGACCAATGTGCAGCCATTGTGCTGGCCGTGCCACCGTCGCAAGACCAATACTGTGGATGGTGGGTTCGGACGACGGGTATCGGGGCTGATAGTTGACGGGGGGGGGCTCTGAGTTTTCCCGCGAAAGTCCCGAGACCGGATCGCCAAGCCGTTTTTTTGCGAATGCATAATTCCCAAAAGGCGATTTAGTGAAACGAGGTCCGAAACCGAAGCCCACAGTGCTCCATAGGCTGGAGGGCACCTATCAGGCGACCCGCCACGGCGCGCGCACAACTGTCGAGGTCACGCCGGAAGGCGAACTGAGCGAAAGAAACCCGCCCGAGTGGATGACCGAGAGCCAGAAAGGTCACTGGCGCCGGATCATTGCCAATGTGCCGTATGGAATTCTCCGCAACCTCGATATGGAGACTTTCGGCAACTACATCGTCACCTGGGATCGCTTCCAGCGGGCGTGTGAAGCGCAGAACCGGCTCGATGAGGGCAAAATCTACCCGTTCGTCAGGCGCGGCCCCAACGGCAGCCCGGTTGAGTCGGCTTTCATCGGCATCATGAACCGGTCCTCGCTGCTGCTGATCCGCTATGCGGCCGAAATGGGCTTCACGCCGTCGGCACGCGCGCGACTGGCCAGCGACGGCTTTGAACCGGCTAAACTCGAGCAACCGGCGAATTCATGGTCGCGAATTGGCAATTTTGGCGTCATTACAGGCTCCAAACGGCCTTAAACGACCTCTGATCGACGCTTATGGCCCGCAAAACCCCCTCCCATTCACCGAAAACGTATATACCGGAGATCCAGAAGGCGATTGACTACGCGCGCGCGGTGGTCGACGGCGAGCGGATTGTCGGGCCCTGGGTCATCAAAAGCTGTAGGCGATTCCTCGATGATTTGCGACTTGCCGAGCGTGGCAAGGGAAAATGGGAGTTCGGCGAGGAGTTCGCAGTCCATCCGATCGACCTGGCCGCCAACCTGCGCAACATCAAAGGTCCCGAGGCCGGTCAGCTGATCCGGCTGCTCGACTTCCAGCACTGGCTGATCGCCAATATTTACGGATTTGTCGAGCGCGGCACCCGCATCAGGCGATTCCGCCAGGCTTCGGTCTGGATGCCGCGCGGCAACGGCAAATCATCGCTCGCTGCTGTGTTGGCGCTGTCCACGACTTTCCTTGAACACGAGGGCGGCGCCGAGGGTTACACCGCGGCGGTCTCGCGCGACCAGGCACGCATCGTGTTCGACTTGTGCAAGGCGATGACGCAGCAAAACCGCGATTTTCGCCAGCAATTCGGCGTCGAAGTGAAGGCCAACGCGGTTTACCAGGCCCACACCGCCTCGCGACTGATGGCGATCTCATCGGACGCCAAGGCGCTTGATGGGCTGAATGTGCATTTTGCCGTGCTCGATGAAATAGCCTCGCATCGCAGCAAGGCGGTTTACGACGTGATTCTGACCGCAATGGGCAAACGCGCGCAGCCGTTGATGATCTCGATTTCGACCGCGACCGACAATACTGCCGGCATCGGGCGCCAGGTCTGGGACTATACTGAAAAAGTGCTCGACGGGCATCTCGACGACGATCGCTTCTTCGGCGTGATCTATGCCGCCGAGGCCGACGACGACCCCTGGGACGAAGCGACCTGGATCAAGGCGAACCCGGGATGGGGCCAAATGGTCCAGCCGGCGGGACTGCGCGCGATCGCCTCGCAGGCTCAGGCCTCCCCTGCCCTCAAGGCGGCATTTCTGACGCGGCATCTCAACATCTGGGTTGGCGCCGACCAGGCGGTATTCGACTTGGGCTGCTGGGACAACTGCGCGACGCCGGCGATGCGCATCGAGGAATTTCTCGGCCAGCCGTGTTTCATGGGTCTCGACATGGCCTACCGCGTCGATATCGCGGCCGCATCGGTGATTTTCCCCTATCAGGACGACGACGACGACGCGGTCCGCTATGCCGTGTTCCATAAGGCCTGGCTGCCGGTGGCGTCGGTCGATGCGAACCGCAATCCGATGTATGTCCAGTGGGCCGAGCAGCAGCATCTCACCATCACCGAAGGCGAGACCACGGATTTTTC